TTTAATATCTGCACCTTGTTTAATTACAATTATTTCGTTCTTCTTCTCCCCTGGAACAAACGCACCCTTGTCAAGATCCTTATACTTTGATTCTTTTGGTTGTAGTATATCCATTACATTACCAGTTGCTTTATTCATTCCGTCATCATCATACACTCCCTTACCGTCAGTAGTTTTTATAGATGCAAACTGCTCTGCCAATCTATTATTAAACTGCTCTGCAGTTATTTCACCTGCTTGGAACTCTTTTAGACCAGCATAATTTAAGAAATACTCTGACATTTTATCCTGAGTTTCTTTATCAAAAATAGTTGTTTCTGGATCAAGACCCATCAGTTCTGCTACTTTCTTAGGTTCTAACATTTGATAAGCACCCATTGCAGCACTTCTATCACCATCTTCACGACCTATCGATGTCTGATAATTTAAATAATCAGTTTGTAACTTATCGACTTCATTAATCGTCATCTTAGTAATGTCTTCATCACCACGTTCAAATCCTTCTTGATCTCTTGAATACATTGCACCATAATCATTACCAGATTCACCCTCTCTAATTCTATCTTTTAATATGTCTACATCTTTAAATGAATTTTTAACTCCATTAACTAAACTTTCTACTTGATCTGATTGTTCAGTTCCACCTTCCTTCTCTACTTTTACTTCTCCACTATCACTTTCACCCTCTTCTATTTCTTCTATATCCTCACCTTTTATTAATTTGTTTATTCCCTCTTTAAGACCCTTAAATCCACTGTTAATAAATTCTACTAATCCTTTTGATGATTCATCTAAATCAGATTCAAGTTTTTTATCATCATACTCATCTTTCACACCCTCTAATTCTTTACCTGCTAACTTCTCTTCGTTACTTACATCTGATTCATAATCTTCTTCACTCTCACCTTTTTCAGAATCATCACCATCAAGGTCTGCTTTTAAGTTTTCAAAAAAGTTTAATCTGTATATTCCATCTGTGTTTTGTAAAGAAATTAATTCATTTGTAAGTTTAGCAGTAGAGTGTTTTCCAACCATTTGAGGATTATCTATTAATTGCAATTGGTTAAATAATGTTGGAGTAGGTCGCCTTTGAGTAGACTTTTTAAAACTATCTATATTACCAGCAGGTAAATTTTCACTAAATAATTTATGAAAATTAAAAGATTGTAAAATAGGTAAAAATTCTCTGTCACCAATAGGACTTATTCTTGTATAACCTAAAAACTTTTGATTATGATGTTCAGATAAATCTCTAGTAAAATTACTTACGTCTCTAAATTGCTCACGTAAATTTTTTTGAGTTATTAAATCTCTCATTGTTACATAAGATAAACTATTTGCAGCATCAGTACCAATAATATCTTTAGCACCACTTAAAACAATGTTTTGTAATTTTTCTTTAACTGAATCAGATAAAGCGCCAACATCTGTTACAACATCTGGAACATATGGACCATAACCTCCTGAAGTTTCAATAACTTCCTTTGGAAGAAATCCTTCTTGCAAACCTTCTGGATCTATTTCTTGCAACCTAGGTTCTACGCTATCAGGGTATTGTTGAAATATAAATTTAGTTCCTGCCTCGCTAAGTTTTGGATCAAGCGTAGTATACAACAAACCAAAAGCTTCATCATCACCTAATTTAAATTCTCCAGTTCTAAAAGACAACCCAAATGCTTTAGAAGTTCCAGAACTTACAAAATCTTGGAAATCTTTTGCACTACCAGGAAAAGTAATTTGATATTCTCTTGAACCTAATTGACCATTAGCAAGTCTGTTAAACATATTTGTAGCAGAACGCATTTTCATAGCAGTTCCTGCTAATTGATTTTCTTTATTAGCAAGAGGACTTATATCTGCTTTTACATCATTAGGTTTTTCTGTAAATCTTTGATAAGTTTCACCAGTAGGCATTCTATTAAATATTTCATATTGTTCTGCTGATCTTCCAAAAATTTTACTATAAACATTTGAAACCATATTAAAAACATTATCTAAGCCAGATATAAAACTTCTATTTTTTATTTTGTGCATTGCCCAAGAACTATAAACTTCTGCAAATGCTTCATGAAGATCGTGAAAAACATACATTCTATTTGCATATTTATTATAATCTTGAGTTGGAAGAACAATATTATCATTTTGAAAATTTAATTTTAAAGTTACAGTATCATTTCCTATTCTTTGAACAGTTTCACCTCTAGCAAAATTTGTAGCATTAACTTGTGATAAATCTCTAAAATTAAATTTTGCAACTTCTTCTGCAAAAACTTCATGAAATTTCTGCATAGCTTGTTGTTCAGTTATTTGAGAATCAGGAATTTCATTATTTTCAACTTGTTGTTTATAATTTTCATATTCTAATTTCATCTCTGTATACCTGTTATCCCACATCCTAGCAATAATAATATCTCTTAATTCATCAAATTCTTTTTGTGGTAAAAATTGCATTAAGTTAGGAAATATTACATGGCTAAATTCATGAATAATAGTATCTGTACTATGTTTTATTTCTTCAGCCCTTGTTTGCCCTTCAACTTTAGGAGGACTAAAATACTCTATATAGTGCATCATATTTTGAAATGTATCGTCTAATACAGCTCTTTGATCTTGAAAATTTGAAATGTTACCATCACTAGGATATTTAGCAGGATTTTGTATTTGTATTTCATTTGCTTCATCTTGTATTATTCTGCTATGTTTTTCAAAAGCAATTTGTTCTTGACTTTTTATACCTGTAGTATTGTCATTTTTATAATAAATATCTACTGATTTAGTAACTGGATCTATATATTTTTCTACATCTGGTCCTTGAATCAAATAACTATTTGCTAGGCTATCTCCTGTTACATTAAATTCTTTTGTTGATCCATAAAGTTGTTCTGCTGATACGTTTGCAAGACTTTTAGGAAGATATGTACTATCTACTACATCTCGAATAGTAATATTCATAAAATCTGTTTCACTTATACCTAATCCTTTTGCAAAATAACTTACTAAAGGTTGCAATGTATTATAAATAAACTTGCTTTCTTTTTTAGGAACTCCTAACAACTCGGAAGATATTTTTACATAATCATTTAAATTATTTATTTTATATACTTTAGGAGTTTCTAAATTAATATCTCCATATAATGTACCATTGCTATAAAGTATTTCTGGTTCATGATAAGTCGATCTAGTATTTATGTTTCGACTGTAATTAGGAAGATCAGAATCTTTTAAAAACTCTCTATATGTAGCATAATCAAAATCAGGATCAACAATACTTCGATACAAAGCTTTTAGTATGTCATCATTACCTAATGGTGGAAGTTCTCCATAAAATTCAGGTTGAGCAAAGCCACCTTCAATATCTGTTCCTTGACCTTCTAGTGCTATTGTTTGTTCTCTTGCTACAAATAAATTATTTTCTTTATAAGTATTAATAAGATTATTTACTTCTTCATCAAAATCACTTCCATCAAAATAATCATTTAACTTATCACCTATAACCTGTTGTCTAAGTTTAGCTCTCCAAACAGGATCATCTAATAATGCTGCTTTTGCTAAATCTGACCTTCTACTTTTTAATATTTCTTTTCTTCTAAATAAAGATTTAAAATCTTCTTGCAACAAACTAAGTAAACTTCTTTTTTCAAAGTCTGATAAAGTTTTATTTTTTAAAGCATCATCTACTAAATCGCCTAGGTCTACATCTTGAGCTTGAAAAATTAACCTATCTCTAATATTTTTTCTTGGAATAAAATATCCATTAAAATTTTTAGGCAAATTGTATTTTCCTAATAAATCAAATTTATCATTTCCTGCTTGTATAGGAATTGCTCTAAACCCTTTGTTTTCAAGTTGTGACGAAAGATTAACTTTTATTATAGTGTCTGTTTTTTTACCTTTTAGTTTTTTAGCCTCATCTAAACTTTTACTTATTATTACACCTGCATCTTGTTTTGATTTACTTGCAAGAGATGGTATATGAATAACACCTTGACTATCTGTCATCAAACCAATATCTTCAGAAAGCCTAATAAAAACTTCTTCTAAGTCATTATATGAAGGATCAAAATATTCTGAATCAGACGTGTATCTTTCATAATTTTCATTTGGAGTAAAATCTTTAAAAGTTATTCCTTGTTCTTCTTGAATTAAACTTGGAGGTTTAGCTTCATTACCTAACGCAAACTCATCTATTTGTTTTAATGTTTTCCTAGAATTACTGCCAAATAAATCTTCTGCAAAACCTTTGCCAGAATCAGCAAGAGTAGAACCAGCTCTTAATGCAGCAAATGAGCCACCACCAGCAAGAAACGCTGCAACAAATGCTAGTGCAGTTCTTTTCCCATCTGAATCAATATCAATATAAGCAACACCTTTGTTATAAGGTACTGGTATTCTAAAGTCACCTTTGTTTTGTAAAAATTTAAGTGTTTCTTGAAAACCAAGTTCTGTACCAAAACCTACACCTAATTCATAACTTAAAGCTTTTGCAATTGATTTAAAACCTGCATTTGTAGCAGAAAAAGGTTCTATTACATTAGCAATACCTCTCATAAATAATGAAGAACCTTGCAACCCTGTTTGAATAGTTCGCCTTACAACAGGGTTAGTAATATTTTGTGCAAATACTCTTGATGTTACTGCCGAAGCACCTGCACGTAAAGCAGCAGTTGCTACTCCACCAAAACCTACTGTACCAGCAGTAATAAGAACGTCACCTGGACTGCTAAGTTGCGCTGCAGCTTGTGCAAGACTTTGTTTCCACCCTGGTTCCATTTGATCTACCCATCTTTGGGCAACTGGATGAGGTTCAAACCAACCATGGTCAGGTCTATAACCAAACATTGGTTTGCTTGCAGCTGCAACTCCTTCATTAAAAATTGGTAAACGTGCGCCTCTATCCATATCAAAACCTGTAGCAAGTTTAACTTGATCAATATTAGTTCCACCAGTCAAACCATATTTTAAAGCATCAGGATCATAGCCTTGTTCTTGTATTCGTTTTATAACAGGTGAATTTGGATCATATAGTCTATTATTTTCAAATTCAAACTTATAAGGTTCAGGTTCAGATGCTTCAGGTTCTATTATAGGTTTAGGAGGTAAAGTATTACTCAAAGGCAAACCCATATCATTCCTAATAGCTTGTGCGCCTAGTGTCTGTATCCTTTTTTTTCTTTCTAACTCTTCTGAAAATTCAGCAAACGAGTCAGTAGTAAATTTTTCAGTTGCCATTAGTAATACAAAAACCTTGTTCTAGGTCTATATCTATTTAGTTGACTAGACTCTCTGCCTAGTTGCGCAAACCTTTCAGTAAAAGGAAATTGCTGTAAAAAGTCAGTAAATGTAAAATCTTGTATTGGTTCACCTTGTATTATATTTTCTCCAAGTTGACCATAAAATTCTGACATAGCATCTTGATAAATGTTTTCAGCTTGTCTCCTTCTAGCAGAAGTATCTCTAAAGTCTGGTGAAGATCTTAGCGTTCCAAAAAACGCTGCCCTTGGTTCTTCTTCTAAAAAATTTTGGAATATGTCATCTAATGCCATTATATGCCAAACCTCTTTCCTACAAAGTCTAGGAAGTTTTCTGCTCTTCCAGTTCTTGCTGTTTGTTCTTCATAATCTGCTACCAATTCAGCTTCACCAGGCAAACTTCTTAATATAGAATTAGCAACAAGAGGACTTCTATATCTACTATATAACGCTTGTGATGCTAATCCAACAGCCTCACTAACTTTTGGTTCCTCTGTTCCACCAAATGTAGGTTGAAAACCTTGTTCAAAGTTTGCTAGTTCATTTGCATCTAAACCTCTTAAAGTTTGAAAAGCATCATTAAATAGATTTCTTGATACTTGACCTAAACCTGCACCTTGTCCACCAAAAGTTGTTTGTCCACCAGTAGTAGTTGAACCTGCAGGACCAGCTCGTTCAGCTAACTGTGATAAGAAACTACCAAACTCAGTATCTCCTCCCATTCCACCTCTTCCAGACAAATTAAAATCTAAAAGAGTTTGAGGGATTGGTGGTCCTACTTGAGCTTGTCTATTAACTCCAGATTCCATCAAACCTAGATCTGTAGGAATTGCAGCTAATTTATCTCTGTCAGCTTGTATCGCTTGCAATTGTGGAATGATTCTTGCTAACTGTGTTGCTCTACCATAAATATTACCAATAGGATTACGCAAAGTTCTATATACATCTTCTCCATAATAAGGTTCTGCAAACCTTCTAAATTCAGTAAATGGTTGAAAAGCACCTTCTGGTAACTGTGGTTGATTTCCAGGAAGAGATGCTTGATATGCTTCGTTATATCTACGTAAAGCATCTACTGCTGCAGCATCATTGTTATCACCAGGATCAGGATCAAACCCAGGAATAAATTCTTCATACTGTTCAAAATTAGACTCTGTGCCTGTTGGAACTTGTTGCCCAAAATAAGTTGGTCCTTGAAACAATTCAGGTCTTAGTCCAGGCATTGCTCTAGTAGGTTCAAATGTACCACCATCAGGCATTGCTGTTCCTGCTAAATCACCTTCGACAAAATCTTCAAATGATAAACCTTCTGGTTGAACTTCTACTTGATCGTCTCTTTGTGTTGCATCAAATCTAGCTTTAGTAGTTTCACGAACACCACCTACTGTAGCACCAGTTGGTGTATCAGGTGAAGCAGATACTTTGCTTCTAGCCTGAGAAGGATTGTCAGCTTCAACTATTTGAGAAGAAGGAACTCCATCTCTTGTTGTAACAGTAACTTCATAATATGGCATTTTTATCTATTCTCCATTGGATTAACTCTTGGTCCTGGTCCTCCTGGTGTACCTGGTGGAGCTTGTCGAGGATCGCCTGTTCTTCTAAAGCCTTGCATTTGTGATGATATCACATTTCCATTAACATTTGGAGGTCCCTGTCTACCTTGTTGAGGTGCTTGTTGGGGTGGTTGTTGAGGCTGTTGAGCCTGTTGAGCTTGCATCCCAGCAGCCATAAGTAACTGTTGAAATTGCAAATCTTGAGATGTTTCTTGCTGTTTATCTTGTTTTACAGTTTTACGTAACAAATCAATATAAATTAAGGCTTTATCTTGTTCTCCAGTTTGCATCAAACCTTCAATCAAAGTTAGTAACAAAGCCTTTGGTTCTGTTACATGAGCCTGTTGTGCAGATATAGCATTCTTAAATTGATCTACATCATTTATCTGCATAATATTTTCCCATATCCACTCGTCTGGTGCTAGAGGTGATGGTCCATCTCTCATCATCTGTGCCATAGTTACAAGTTGTGGTTCATCTTGTGGCATACGTACACCAAACTTAATATCAATAGCACCTGCACCTTCAATATCACCTGACTTAATTTCTTCATTGAAATAACTAGCAATATCGTTATGTCTACCTCTTACTGCAATTGCTTCAAATCCACCACGTTCATATTGCATTGTTATAATTTCAGTTATCTGTTTGTAACAAGCAGTAATACCTTTTACTCTTGGTTCAATCTGGTGAGCAGAACCTTCTTGCAAAACTTTTGCAGCAAATCCTGAAATAGCAAATGGCAGTTCTCCATAACTTACGTTACTCAAACCACCACGTTGAAGTTCTCCAGATATCAAACCAACAAAGTTGTTAGTATCTACTGGCATTGTAACTTCATCCATTAGTTTTATATCAGTACCAGCAGGTAGTGGAACTTCACTTCCATCTTGCCATGGATCAGCATCTAATGTAGTAGTTCCATCTGGTGAAACAATCTTGTAAGGTCTACGAACTGCTCTCCTAACAAGTGTTTTATAAGCACTCATAGCAAAGTTTAAGTCGTCATATATTTCTCTGTTTGCTGCAAATATAGATTCACCATAATCTCTAGCAGTATCATCTCCAGATATTTCGTCTTGTATCCATGGTGCTGGTCCTGTTGCTCCTAAAAATACTGGCGCACAAGGTTCTCCATTTAAGTCCATAACATTTTCTTCTCGTGAATAATAGTCCCAAACAGTTATCCCAGCAGATGTTTCCCCTTCAACTGCAGGCTCTACGTCTACGTTATACGTAGACTTGACAGAAGAAGATGATCGTTTTGTTTTGTGTGCTAACCAAATAATACCTTTTTCGTCCATTTCGTAACAAATGTGTAGTGGATCAAAAGGTGTAATATCTATAAAAGTAGAACCATCTTTATGTTTATTCAACATGGCTCTACCTGCATACCATCCTCGAAGCACAATATAAAAGGCTAACTGCTCTCTAATTGATGGTTGTCCATATCGTTGCATTCTTTCATCAGCAAGATTCAATGCACCAATTACAAACTTTTCTTTTTTATTACCAGAAGATCTATCATCTACCTTAGTAGTCATTGGTACCCTAACAGCCATTTGTGCATTAGTTAGGTATGAAATAATTTTATCTGCTAGTATTCGTGGAGCATTGGATGTGTAACTTTGATAACCAGTACCTGCATCATAAGCGTTCATGCGATACAAACCATAGTCTTGTTCCATCCTAGTTCGTCTAGTACGAAATCCAGGTGACTCCCAAATTGTTT